TGGTCTTCGAGTTGGCAAAGTTTGGCTCGCTGGCGGTGGCGGTAACACCTTCGCCGACAATCCCTGGAGTTGCCTTCGTTGACTGTGCGGGCATGATGTGCTTCCATGACTCAGTCGTCACCCGTGTGAAGGCGAACTGGCCAAGGAGTGACATGTCGTCACGGCGTGCCACGATGTCACGGTTGACCGTGGTGGGAACGGTGAAGCCGCCATTGTTGTTGGTGCCTTCGGTCATGGTCTTGAATGCCACGGCTGAGGCGTTGCGAAGGATGCGCATGGAGTCGTCGGTGGCGGTGCCACGGATCAGGCTCTTGTAGGCACGCTCGTAGTCACGGCTGGCGAAGGGGTCTTCGTCGTTATCGACGGCGATGCTTTTCACGGTGGGCTGTGGGGCTGGCACAAAGGTTCCGCCTGCGACGGGTTCGCCGGCCAGCTCATTGATGGCGGCTTTGACTGCGTCTTTGATGTCTGACATGGTAGGTGTAATTCCTTGCTGTGATGCTGATGTATGGTCATCGCCTGACGTGGTGCCAGCATCGCTCGACACCGTGTCCTGATGGCGCTTGACTGCGGATAGAGTTCGGGGCTCTGCGGGCGTTGGCGTCAGTGAGATTTCACCGACGACCCAGCGCTTGACTTCGCCACCGTCTCGGACAACGAGATGACTCAGTGCACCCGTCGAAAGCCCGAGGGCTCCCGACTTCACCAACTTCATCACGTCGCCGATGTATTTGTTGCGGCGGTCGAGTTCGATTTCGACGTCGATGCCGTCATCGGTTGGCATCCATGCTTTGACCGTGCCAATCTGGCCACGCATGGAACCGAGGCTGTGGTCGTAGTAGACGGGCATCCCGATGAATGGGCGTGTGTCGCCGAAGTCGGTGTCTTTGGTGAACGTGTCGCCGGTGAGGTCTGCACCGCCGTACACGACGCCACGACCACGGATTGTATAGTCTGCAACGGCTTTGACACCGCCGCCGAATGATTTCACAAAGTCCATCATTGTCTCCCCAGCAATCGACGCGCCAGCATCTTAGCCGCATCGCTTACTTCTATTGTGGTGGGGTTGTCAAGGGCTTTTTGTACACCCCCCTCGGATGCCATGCCCTCTTCGATCATGTCGTCGTCTTCGGCGTCGTCGGCCATCTCGGCGGCGGCTTCGGCGGTCTCCTCGGTGATGGTGTCTTCGGGGATTATCCACAGTTTACACACACCGTACTCCTCGACCATGCCCTCGACGATAGCGCATTGCCCCATGCCTTCAAGTATCGTGGGTTGGTAGAAAAAACAATGCTCACAGGCGATGCCTTGCGTGGCGAAGGGGTTCTGCGCTGCGGGCATGTAGTGCGCGCCGTTGGCACCGACGCCCCAGTCGAACTTCCCCGCTTCGTGCGTCACTTCGACCAGCGACGACACCATCATGCGCTGGCGTGTGTTGAATTCGGCGCCCATCTCGACCGCCTTGACCGCCTTGGGTTCCATGTCCATCTCCATCGCCTCGTCGCCGTCGTCGCCGAGGTCGAACATCGATTTCGCGATGTCGATAGCCATGCGTCGAGCGCTGCGAATGAGTTTCATGTCCGCCTCGCTGTGACGGCGGCTTGCTTTGTACGCTTCTTTGGTCTCACTCATTTCATACTCCTTCATAATCTGATTCGCCCATGTGCGACCCTCGTCACCGCCCCAGCCCATCCACGCTTGCCACCCCTTGCCCTGCTCACTCCACGTCGCACCGTCTTTGTCCACCTCGTGGCGGTCGAAGTACGCCACCATGCGCTCAATGGTGTCGATGCTGACGGGGCGACGATTGGCCAACTGCGATGCGCGGGCAATGCCGATGCTCGTCATGCCACGCTGTGACGGTGGCTTCGATGCCCTGACTTCGAGTGCCATGCGGGCATTGTCTGCCACGGTGGCTGGCGGTGTGAACGACTCCGCCTTGACCTCGTCTGCGGTGGCGATGGTGAGCGCCGTGAGGTATGCATCGGCGTCGGCTTCGCTGTCGTAGCACTCCATCGGCGTATCGTCGCCGTCTTTGTACACGCAGTATTGGCCAGCGTTTTCTTCGATGTGATAGGGCATTACTGCACCTCCGCAAAAACTTTGTCCACGATGTATTGCAGGTCTCCGCTTTGCTTCATCTGTTCGGCGGCTTGGCGTGCCGTCGTCCAGCGCCCTTGGTGTATCGGTGCTTGCTGGTCGCCGACCACGTAATTGGCGTAGGATGCCGACGAGGTCAACACCGCTTCGTCTCCATCGAGGTTGGTGCGGTACGACTGTGAAAGGCTTTGACTGCCACGTAGTTTGTTGCCACGACCACGCACGTAGGGCACCGTGATCGATCCTTTGCGAATGTTGGCCATAACGAATTTGCGCTGTCGGTCGCTGACGAATTGCATTGACCCAGGTGCTGGGGGCGGTGGCTTGTCTGTGAGCAAAATGCCTTGCACACTTTGCGCATATGCCAGCGTGACGGTGCGACACGCTTCGAGGATGGCACCGGTGGTCACTCGGCCAAGTACTTCGATTTCGGTTGCCATCGTTACTCCTTGACCAATCGCATAGCGATGGCACAACGACAATTCGGATGTGCGGGCGGTTCATAGCCATCCCACTCTGATTCGGGCTTGTTATCCAGCGGTTCACAGATTGGACATTCTTTGACCAGTTCATCACGTTCCGTCACCCAGATGCGCACGTAGTTAAGCCCGCGCTCTTTGAGGTAGCCTTGGTAGATGTTCGTTGCCTGTGTCTGTGCCCTGACGATTTCGGTGCGTGCGATCATCAGCGCACGCGCGGGGTCTACCGAAGGATTCAACATCGCTGCGACGTCTTCGGCGGTCATGCCAGGGGTCTGACGATAGGCGTCGATAACTTTCTTGATGCGCTCTGCGGTCGTGGCGTCGATGAGCCGTGTTTCCTGTGGCACGTAGTCCACGAGCCAATCAACGATGCGGTCGTTGGTGGCATCGGTGGCGACCACGCCAATATCGTTGCCCAGTTCATCGATGCGCTGTCCTGCCACACGAGTCAACTCTCGATTCAGCGTTGGCGCAACGACGTCCGCCAAGGTTGGGTCAACGTCTTCGCCACGCATAATCTTGCGTGTCCACGACTGACCACGTTTGCGGAATTCTCCGATGAGGTCGTTGTAGATACGGCGTTCATCGTCGGTCATATCATCGACGGCTTTGACCTCGGCGACGACGTGCTGGACATCGTGCACCGTCATGCCGTCCTCGATTCTGGCCATAACGGCATGGACTTCATCAGCGGTCAAGACGTCGCTCTCGAAAGTGCACCGGAGTGACTTCCCCGCTTTGATGCGACGCTCAAGTTTTTTTGCCAGCAGTCCCCAGTGTTCCGCACGCATCGCCTTGGTGTCTGGCAACAGCGCTGGCTCAGCGATGATGTCGGCGGCGGGTTGCGTCGCCTCCTGTGGTAACTCGGCGATGGGCGCTTCGACAGTCGGTGTCAAGAACATCTCATCGACGTTGTCGTAGCCGAGGATGCGCATGGCGTCTGGCAGTGCGACACCGGCTTGCGTCAGTTTCAGGAGTGAGTCGGCACGGTCGGCTTCGTCGGCTTGCATGACGTCGAGCTTCTCAGGGTCGAAGCGGATTTCATAGCCGATGGGTCCGAGCAGTTGATTATTCAGCACCTGCTCATAGAGTCCGAGGCGAGGCACGACGGTTTCACGCCAGAAACTTTGGCGGTCAGAATCCGCCGTGGCGTAGTTGGCGGCGCTGGCTTCGAGCATGGTACGAGGTACACCCATGGTCATGGCGATGGAGGTGATGACCCGCTCTTGGAGTTCAGGGAGCATCATGGTGTTGATGTCGGGTGTGATTTTCTGCACCTTGATTTCTTGGGTGCGCACAAACAAACTGCGAAACGCATTGGCCACACCGTTGACCCGTTGCGAGAAGTCACCACGGAATCGCGCGAACTCGGCGTCGTCCATCGCTTCGGGCAAGTTCATCACCATCACGGGCTGTGCACCGCCCTCGAAGAACGCACTGGTGAATCGTTCGAGGTAGTGACCCAGCTGTGCACTTTGCAAGGCGACGGCAGCAGGGGCGAGACCTGGGCGAATATCGTCACGATACGACGGCTCTCTGAAGTAGACAATCTCGTTGATGGTCCACGGTCCGTAGACTTTGCCCATCTGCGACTGCGTGAAGAGCGCACCGCTGTACGGGTCCTCGAGTGTGGCCGCAGTTGGCTCGAAGCCGACGACCATGGTGGTCGGGTTCAGCACCACGAAGCCGGTCATCGTGCGACCTCGGGTCACCCTGTACCAGTAGGCGCCACCTGTGAGCAGCATTGACCGCTCCGTGGCACGGATAAGCTCACTCACCGATTGACGCCATGGCCAGTCCACGGTCTCGCCTCGGCGGGTCAGTGTGTACGGCACCGTGCTGATTGCGTCGCATCGCAAGTTCACCGCACGGTACAGCATCGGCACCACTTCGTAGGCATCGCTGGCAGTGGCGATGCGCCCACTGCGATTCAAACTTTGCAGCCATCCAGGAATATTGAGGCTCACTGTGTCCACCCCCAATCGAACTTTGGTCTACTCATCATCATCATTGCTCCTGACACGGCATCGACGTAGTCGTCATGGCCACCACTCGGGAATGCCACGACCTCGTCGAGGAATCCTTTGACCCATTCACCACGCACGATGCGCACGGTGCCCGCCTCGGCTCTGGCCGCCCATGGCATGGCACGACTCACCTTGTCTTTGTCTACCTTGATTCCTTTGAACGTCACTCCAGATAATAGTGGGTCACGACGAAGGTCTTGGACCGCCGCCAGTCCATGCAGTGCTTCCTCGATGCCGTGCGTCGTGTCCGCCTCGGTGCGCATCGTCTGGACAATGATTTTCTTGACATCGGGCCACTCCGCTTTCACGTGGATGCCGTCGGCGATGTACACCACACCGTCATGCAGTGCCACCCGCACCGAGGCGGTGTAGTCGGCGCTCTGCCTCGTCGATGCGGCGAGGTCCCAATAGCGTGACCACTTCAGTCCAAGCGGTGCACTGTCCACCACGCTGAACCACTGGCGCTTGAAGAGTGCACCGCTGGGGTCGATGAATTCGCCATCGACCTCTTGGCGGTACATCTCGGATGTCATCGATTGCTTGAGCGTGTCGATGAAGTGCGCTGGGAGGAATTCGTTATCGGTGGACTTCGAGGTGATGACATCGTACTCAGCGCCACCCATGGTGAACAGGTCATACACCCAGTCTTTGCCTCGAGGCGTCGTGGTGACCCACGCTTTGCCAGGTGACTCGCGGAGCGTGGCAATACTCAGTGGCCACACATCGTCGCTCATCATCGCCGCCTCATCGAGCCACAGCCACCCCACGTTGGCGCCACGCAGACGGTCGGCGTTGTCGGCGCTGCGGAAGATGATGCGACGGTCGCCGAGTAATCTCAGCTCAAGCTCTGATTTGTTCCATGACGTGGCGATGCCGGCTTGGGCGACGAGTTTCAAGATTGTCTCCATCGCACCAAGGCGAAGCATCGGATACGTTGGGGCCACGATCATGCCCGTACTTCCTTCGGGTTGGCGGAGTGCCTCAATGGCGCCCGCCCTTGTCTTGCCACTGCCACGACCACCGACGAACAAGCGGAACCGTGCAGCGCTACTCCAGAATGTGCGCTGGGGTAACGTCTGTGAGCGGTGCTGGATTCTCAGGGAGTCCGAGGTCGATTTCGTAGGTGGTAGGCTGACTGGTCGAATTGACATTGTACGATTCCCTGTATGACGGGTCTTCGCGTTTAAGTAAGAACATGACCATGGTCGGGTTGTCGGTCGCCATTTTGTAGGCGAGGCTCTCAAGGTAGTCACGCCGTCGCGCGGTGCCAATGGCCGATGCCGCACGAAGTCGGTCGGCAAAGGTTGGGTCCTTGGCAATCTGTCGGTACACCATGGCGTTGCTTACACCGATTGCTTGGCAGGCATGATGCACGATGCCCAGTGTCTCCACGGCGTCGAGCAGTTCTTTGACTTTGATGTCAGTCAACGCCGCCACCGCTTCGTTCCTGACGATGACGTTGCGCTGACCGGCGTTCGGCTTAGCGGTCGATTTCGTCGTTTTTGTCACCGATTGCCTCCGAGGTAATCAAGCGAAGCAAGACATTGACGACGGCGAGCGCCGTTGCCAGCTGTGCGCCGTATGCTTGCATTTGTGGCCATGACGTCATCGAGGTGATGAGCACGACGGCGACGGTCAAGGTATTGATCCAGATGGTCTTTGATTCGTACCATGGTTTCATACTATCCTCCGATGTAACGTAGTGCCAGCGGCACGATGAATGCAATCGCCGTGATGACGTAGGCGTAGCCAGTGAGCTTGCGTTCCAACTCGGTGACCCGTGCATCGAGTTCCATGAAGCGCTTGTCGCCAGACTCTAGACGGCGAAGGACTTGGTCGACCTTTTCCTCGACCCGTGCGAGTTTAACCTCGAGTGATTCCATCATTGCATTCCTTGTGCTTCTGCGAATAATCTGCGGACGATGTTCATATCAATCAATCGCCCTGGACATGTTTTTGGACTTGGCACTTCACGGTGGCCAATCAACGTCAGGCGACTGACGCCAATACCTCGCCAGTTCATTAGTGCCAGCGTCGCACCTCGCACCATGTCGGCCATCGCTGGCGACCACGACTGTACATCGTAGTTGCCGACGACCTCGATGCCCCACGCCCACGAGTTCGCTGTCCCTGCGTGGATGCCTCGCTCGTTCAACGGGGTCATCTGCCAGATGCCGTCGTCGTCGGGGTTCTGTGCACCGACGGCGATGAAGAGATGTGGACCTCGGTCCCAGCCGAGGCGCTGGTAGTAGCGTTGCATCGAGCGCATCGTCATCGCACCACGCCACTGTCCCATCGTCGGCGCCCATGTGTGATGAAGCACCACACCATGCGCCCAAGGAGCGATGGCAGGATTATGCACGGCGAGGTGCGCGGTGAATTCGGCGACGGATTTCCACTGGCGAACGTCAGCGACAAATGACATAGTGCCTCCATGACTTTATTGTGGCCATGCTGTCAAGGGCTTTTTGTACACCCCTCACAACCCCATCGGATTCTGATTCGCATGATGCAGGATGCGACGCATACAAAGACACCCCCCTATACTTATCGTTAGAGAGATGTCTTTGTGTTTGCAATGTATATTGCAGTGAAGGTGATGGAATCTAACCATCTTCTGTCAAATCGCTTGACTGTTTTTCTCCTTAGGCCACCACACCTTGGCAGATGGGGGCGGAGTCGAACCGCCATTTCATGGCCCAATACCATGCGCCTTCCATTAAACTAGTCCTCCACTAGTGGAATGGCAAGAATCGAACTTGCGCATACACCCACGTCTGGGCTCGCTCTGCCACTGAGCTACATTCCAATGCGACAATTATATCACAATTCTAATTGCAAAGTCTATCACTTCACCTTGCGAATCAGTGCCACCAGATCATCGACATACGCATCGATGTCCGCATCGGGGTTCTGCTTTGGCCATGCGAGGAACGCCAACCGATACAGATAATTGATGTCTTTGATTTTCTGCCACACAAGGTCTGCGACTTGCGCTGGGGTAAGCAACGCATTGACCTGAGTTTGCATTGTGGCCATCTGTCCCTGCAGCGCTTTGATTGCGGACGTCGTGCCAGCGGCGTCGATTTCGGCGTTGACCGCTTTGGCGTAGGCTTTGTCTGCCATTGATTGCGCCGTGGCGATGCTTTGCTTCATCATCGCCAGCTGTGACGCATCGATGCTCACGACGGTAGCGTCTGGGCACTCGCTGTCATGCACGTAGCCGTCGATGGGGATAATCCACTGCTGCCAGTTCTTGTCCGTGGCCAACAAGACAAGGCGACGATTCACCACGGCAAGGTCGCCGTTGCCGTCTTGGAGGAAGTAGACTAACTGCGGCTTCTCGCTGGGTGCGGTGCGGTAGACCCTGACGCCCCATGGGCCATTGGCGATGAGGCGACCCGTGATGGTCTGGAAGACTGCTCCCGTCTTATCGACGATGTACTCCCAGCTGGCACTTGGATAGTTTGGGTAGACGGCGGGTGGACGTTGGTTGCTCATGGCGTTACTCCTCGACGATTGGCAGCGTAACTCCACGCTGCATCATATATTTGCCTGATTTGTCTCGATATGTGGCACGTGGTCGCTTGCCCTGGAAGAACATCACCTGTGCGATGCCCTCGAAGGCATAGACTTTGATGGGCAGTGGGGCGGTGTTGCTCAGCTCGATGGTGACGTGGCCTTCCCACCCAGGTTCGAGCGGTGTCACGTTGACGATGAGACCGCAGCGTGCGTACGTCGATTTGCCGACGACGATGCACATGATATCCTCGGGAATCACGAAGTACTCGACACTGCGACACAGCGCAAACTCACCTGGGGGAATCGTGACCGTCGGCGAGACCTTGACATCCAGCTTGGTGTGCAAATCGCGCCGCTTTGGGTCGATGGTTGAGACTTTGTCACCACGCCATAGCTGCCACTCATTGGCCACACGCATGTCATAGCCGAAGCTAGACACGCCGTAGCTGATCGATCCTTTGCGCACTTGCTCCATGGCGGCGCCGTCAATCATGCCCGCCTCAATGCGCTCCCTGATTTGGTCATCGTTCAGAATCATTGTTGCCTCCATACTGCTTGGTCGTTGACGATGTCTAGCCACTGCGACCAACAGCGCTGACTACTTCGCCAGTGACGCCATCCATTCCCATTATCCCAGAGTTGCACGAAGACAGCGTGCTGTGTGGCCACATGGTCACGCTCGGCATGGTCTCGTCCAGTGAGCCACACATAGGTGGCGTCGTTGAACTGCCACATGCCACCGTCGCCTGTCACCTCGTTGCGGGCATCGAATTGATAGGTGCCATAGTTCCAGCCGTCGCCACTCTCACACGATGCGATGGCCATGGCTTCACGGCTGATGTGTAGGCGGTCAACGTGGCACACGCCGCCGTGACAGATGAGTGCGATGAAAAGTTCGATGATGAGGGTCATAGTTACTCCTTTGGGCGTAACGAAATGTATGCTACAATTTCAGTGCCCAGCAATTCGACAACTTACAAATTATTCTTGTGAGTTCAATATGGCATTATGCCATTCTCACAGCTGGCAATGGTCATAGCTACTCCTTTGCGCGAAGACGCTGCACTCGCACCAAAATCGCTTTGCCATTCTCCAGTTGTGCTACGTAAAAATATCCCTTTGCATGTGGCCATCGCTTCAGTGCGGCAATTTTGCACTTGAAGTGGTGCTCGACAGCGAACCATGCAGCATGAGGGGCATGTGGGCGATGCTGATCGTTTGGCAATTTCAGTGTGTAATCAATGCCTTCAACGTCAACAATGTACTTGAATTTTGTCACTGTATCGCTCCTATGATTTTCAATGCGTCATCGACGCTGCGGACGATGCGGACAGCGCCGCGCCACTCGGCGTGCCATGCGATTTGCGCTGGCGTCGATGTCCCTTTCGGTGCCTTGACCTCGATGACGTAGTTCTGGCCACGGTACCCAACGAGCAGGTCGGGGCACCCCTTGCCCACCGCTGCGAGGTCTTGGACAC